GTCATTAGGATACGGTCCCTAAGCCGGGTGCGACCCAAACATCAGACGATATCCTTACAAGGGTTGTCGCTTGGTATCGGGTTAATACCCCCGTACCGGCGCTCACGTCATTCAACGTAACCCCAGTCCCGCCAGTGACGGAGGTTACCCCAGCACCTAGCATGACCACATCAATCTGTGCCCCATCTGTGTGTGCAATATTAGCGTTAGGCTCAATGGTGAATACGTTAGCTGAGGCATTGCTCATAGTAACAACACCCCCTTCGTGTGTGAGTGCGGAGTTTAATGCTGTGCCTGTGTAGGCTGTGATGGTACGAGCTTCTGGGCTGTATTCTGTAGCGTCATACGCCTGAACGTCTGTTCCTATCTCCAAGCCAGTTATCACATTGCCGTTTAAGTCCAGGTTGCCGCCAAGCTGTGGCGACGTATCCTCAACAACGTTAAAAATACCGAAGCTCTCTTTATCCCAGATCACGCCCCGCAAGTCATCAATCAAGCTGTTTGAAATTGCTGTTGTGCTGGTCGCCAGCGTGATCCGCGCAACCGGGATAAGCCCCGATGCAACTGTCGGGTCAACCGGGCTGGCGGCTTCGCTTCCTGTCTGGACGCCGATATACACCAGCGGCGACCCGCCGCCGCCTGTCGTGTCCAGATAGACAATGTCCTTGCGCGGGTTTGTTGACGGCGCGGTGATCGTGCCCGTGCTCAACGCCGCCAGAACGGTTAATGCCGTGCCGCTGAACAGCGTGCCCGCATCGACCTGAATGGTCATGTCCGGTGTGGTCTGCTCGTGGGGAGCAAACTTTGCTCCCCAATCCGAAATCACAGATATCGAATTATCCAGATTTGTTTTGTAGGCGGTGCCGCCCTGAGATTCAAAATCAGGTTGCGTGAAAGTGCCGACCATTTAGTCGTTCTCCTAAATTAACTATGGATTAAAATTAAACGCCGGTGGCTTCCCAGTTGATGGAGCCGGTTGTCAGCCCCCCGCCCGTCCGGCAATAGGCTGTAAATCCAGTTGTTGTCAGACTGTCATAAGTGGTCAGATTGTCGTTATTCTGCGCATTGGATACCCGCAAAAACGGCGGCGATGTATAAGGTTCCGGGAACACGATGGCGGTCCCGCTGCCACCTACTGCAACATCTGTATCCGATTGCTTTGATTCCTCGGCATCCGCAACAAAATTAAACCCTGTCAATCGAGTGGCCCCGATCGATGTATCCGAAACAATCCGGCCCTTGACATATCGCGCATCGACCATCCCGGTTGTGAAGTTGGCAAACCCGTCATAGGACTCCGCGTCCTTTCGGGCGTCGATCTGTAATTGCGCCGATGCCCGCCCGGATTCGCCTGGCCCCAAGTTCGCGCCGATATCCGCCCATATGCGTGTCTCACCATCGAAACCGGCTACCGTTACCTCATCCGCTTCATAGGTTGCGGTCGTCGGTGGCGTTGTGACGTAGTTGTTAAAAACGTTGAAGTCGTTGCCGCTGGCAAGGGTTCCGTCGAATGGGTTCAAATTCCCGGTCAAAGGGTTTCTGACAAAGCCACGACCAAGATTATACTGGTATAAAAGGGCCGTTGCCGCCGCAAGAGCAAAAAGCGTCGTTCCGTCCGGAGCAATTTGCATCCCGAAAACATCAAAATCCGGCAAGACCACCCGCCTTGATGAATAAGCCCCCGTCGAGATATCCCAGGGCGTGGCGAGCGCATATTCAAAAATGCTCCTGCTCTGGCTGCCGCATGCGTACGCCTTTTCCCCATCATCACTTAGGAAAACTGCATAAACCAAACCTTCCTGGTCACTCACATCAAGTTTCTTTGAATCATAGGACGCGCCCGTCAGAGACCATGCCGACCCCATGCTAAATTGATAGATGGCGTCGTTTTGCTGATCTGCCGCATAAAGTTTTAGCCCATCAGGCTTGATAAAAATATCTGTAACGCTTGACGAACTGCTGCCCGGTAGGGCCGCAATAACAGCCTCAATGCCATAAGAGACAGAATCATAACTGGCGGTTGAGATATCCCAAGCCGTTGACAGGGTATACTGATACACAGAAGTGTTTCCGAGGGCGAAGCATTTCGTCCCATCATCACTTAGTACTATTGACTGAAAACTGGCTGACTGTAACGAAAAATCAAACGTTTTGGAATCATAGATCGCCGCCGCAATATTCCATGGAGACGACAACGTGTACTGATAGCAGTCGGTGCCGTCCATGTCCAAAAGAACCACGCCGCCATTGACGATACTAAAGCCGGTGTGCTCCGATACCTGATCTGACAAATCGACGGTCGTCTGAAGATTGGGCTCCAGCAATTCTATGGAACTCATATTCCATGCCGTGTTTAATGCAAATTCGTATACAGAATCGGCGGTCTTCCCCGTAAAATAAACCCGAAGGCCGTCAGATTTTATAAACAATCCTGTCGGCGAGTTTGCGCCGGGGCGGACGGCAACAGAATCATAAGTAACAGTTGATAGGTCCCAGGCTGTTGACAGACTGTACTGATAAACACTTGAATGAAAATCGACCACAACATACAGTTTGGTGCCGTCTGGCTTGAAGAAAAGACCCGCGCCATTACCCTCGACCGTTGATGTTGCAGGGCTGCTTAATGTAACGCTGTCAATATAGCTTGCGGTAGACAAATCCCAGGCCGTTGACAGGGTATATCTGTAGACAGAATCACTCGCCTCCAAGGCGATAACAAACATCTCGGTTCCGTCGGAACCAACAAAAACACCACGCGGGTGATTGTCTCTCAATGAAAAATCAAGGCTTGCTGAACTGTAAACAGCGGAGGAAAGAGTCCACGGAATAGATAAATCGTACTGATAGATTCTGTGATTGTCCGCACCTGAAACAAAAAGCGTTGCCCCGTCAGAGCTAAACGCCATGCCCGTAGGACGCCCGTCTTCTGAGGACACATTAAGCGAAAGACCGGTCGCCAAAGCGGAGTTTAAATCCCAGGCCGTTGACAAACTGTATTGAAATATTTTTTCACTTGTTTCACCAACCACATACATGGTCTGGCCGTCAGGCTTAATAAAAAGATCACTCGGCGTTCCGTCCTGGTCACTCACATCAAAAACCGGGTCGTCGTTACTGGGAAGTCTCCACCGCATATCCGACCACAACGGCCAATGCTCTTTCTTCTGGATAATTTCGAAAGCATTAAAAACAGTAATGGAGCGAGTTGCCGCATTATCGGAATAATTCTCCGACGTATCCCGCGCCTTGATACCAAAAACCCAAGGCGTTTGAACAAGGCCATCAGCACCCAAAGGCGACGGCGGAACCGCCGATGATGTAATTTGCGTTCCCCGCGTCACACTAGTCATAACCGCCGCATCAGCCCAGACAAACGGGGCCTTCATATAGCGGATTTCGTACCCGGACAGGTCAATATCCGCGACCTGCGGCCAGGTGAAGACCAAGCTAACGCCGTTTTGCTGGACGGACAGACTGCCAACGTCAGCGGGCACAGTCGTTTTGCCAATAACCGTATGCGTCGATGTTGTCGACCATGCCGACGACACGTTGAAACTGTTGACCGCCCGTATCTGAGCATCATATTGCACGTCATCATCGACCGGCTGTGCATAGACATAATCAAGATTTGCGTCCGCCTGTCGAACGACTTGCCAGGCCGTCGCGGCCTCGGAAGATTTTTTGTACCGAACCTGGACCTCACCGCCACCTAAAATCAACTGATCGGTGATTGAAGTCCACGGAATATAAATTCTTGAAATTACCGTTCCATCGCCTTTAAGGAACAGGTGCGTTGTGCCGCTTGCGAGTGTGCCGAGCGTCGGTGTTGTGACGCTGAATATTCCCGTCCCGGTTAGCCGCACACTTGGCACCACATCCGTTTCCTCCGTCGCCGGGTCCCAATCGAAATCCGTTGACGCCGTTGCCTGCAAATCCATATGAACGGCCATATATGGCGCACCGTCCGGTTGCTTCTGGACAACCAGCGTATGCGAGCGCACCAGCATTGGCTTGTTAACCCACCCGCGCCGGGTGTTGTTCAGCAATATCGTGTCGCCTGCCCGGTTCTGTGTTGCCTTCATGGAGAACACGGCGGAAAATCTTTGCTCGCCGGATCGGTAGCGTTTAATTCTTTGCCCTGCATTGCGTTGCGCCTGCAAAGGCGATGCCGTCATGGGCTGATCAAACTTGTCATACAATCGCTTGGCGTTGTCGGCCGCCTCAAGTGTTGATGACGTGATAACTGGGTATTCCGTCGCCTCGCCATCCTGAAACGGGGACGCATAAATTCCCTTACATGCGTTGAAATTCTCCCGCAATGAATAGCGGGTTGCCCCAGATATTGACCCGCGCAAATCCCCCTCGTCATAACTGATAGCGCCTACCCGCCACGTGCCGGGAAGCAAAACCCATTTGCCGCCTGAGAACATGACATCACCGACCATGGAGGTCATCATATCCTCAATAATCGAGTAAGGCGCATCGGCTGTATCAATCATGCCGGACGCCCGGTAGCGTGGCTCCCCGTCCTTTGTAATCGTATGCGTGCCCGTTCCGGCATCGGTAATCGTCACTGCCGTTCCTGCGCGGGCATTGACCAGAGACGTTGCAAACTGTATGCGCACCGGGCTTGATGCCGATGCGCGGGCATGGTTGACCACGATGCAATAATAATCGTTGCCGTTTGTGATTCCTGCCGGAGCATCAGCTGGGCTTCCGTCGTTTGTCAGATTAACCCGGTCGCCAGTGAAGAACGGGCACCGATCATCGGTCAGTGCCAGGCTGTCACCACTTACACTGACCGCCTCGACCGTCGCCGTCGTTTCGTTGGTCGCCTGGATCTCATCACAGACATTTGCCGCTGCCGTCATAGCCGTGGTGTCAACGTCAGAAACCGTGCCGCCATGAACGGCCAACCCCAATGAATCGTCACCAACATATCCGCGCCAAGCCAGACTGGAGTTGTCGTTAAATCCAGTCGTTGCCGTGCGCGGATCGTACTCAGACGCGTTGATAACGGCCCGGAAGCCGGGAAGCCCGTTAGGCAGGATATCTCTATCCCATTCTATACGTGCATAGATATAGGCCACGCCACGTCCGCGAAAATTGCTGTCTACATCGGCAACTTCAGACACCAGATCACTGTCTGCGGCCTGATCCGTTGCACCTAAGTGCAGTTTAAGCCGAACCTTGCCAGAAAACCGCCCGGCGATGACATTGCCGCTACCGTCAATATCTTCCGGGTTGACCGGTTCATCGCCAATCCATATCGTCCCGAAACTCGAAATCGGGCCATCACAGACCGTCATTATCATATGATGATATTTTTTATTACTGGTTACGGCGTAGTAAGTGAGAATGGTGCCAAGAACCACCGAGCCGACAGGCTTACGCCGGTTGACCACGGCTTGGCGCAGGGTTTGCGTTTGTTTCGATGCTTTGACAGCAAAATCAGCACCACCGCCTGGTGATTGCGGTTTAGGGGCGAGCACAGACGACACAACAGAAAGCGCCCCGGAAATCGCCGCGCCGATACCCGCATTTACGGCTGAAAATGTGAAGCCAGCCGCACCGAAGCCTACACCGCCCGTTAATGCTCCAGCAGCAACGCTAATGATAATTCCGCCGACCTTGCTGCCCATTAACCAACACCCCATGCGTGGGTTGCAGATTCCAGCGGCGCGTCAATCAGTCCATCAACATTTGTCGTCACAACCTGCGCCCCGCTATCATCAACAATGCCGAGACTGTCAATTTCATCGTTCCTGATACGAACCCGCACCGCCACAACATCACCACGCCGGGCCAACAAGACAGATGGATATGGTTCGCCGAGCGCCCGTGAGGCAGCTTCGATTACGCCGCCTCCAGCGATTCTTTTAAGCCGGGCCATAGCGCCTCGTTTCGATTTGTAGCCGCGATATTCTGCCGCCAAGTCTTCGCCGGTCAGCCGCGCAACCCAGTCAGCCGCGAACAGGCAACAGTCGAACGTTCCCCACGAAAAAGCGCGGCTCCGATTTTCGTCCAGATACCGCGCTAAATCTTCCTGCCAACCCGTGGCCCGCCGTAATTTACTCAAGCTCGATTTCCATATTCTGCAATTCTGTGACCTGATCGAAAAAGGTATCTCCGGCGTATTTTTCTTTCTGGTCTTCTGCCGTGTAAGTCGTGCTGATTGGCTTTTCCAGCGCAACAAGGGCATTCTCTACCGTCAGCGAGACCGTTGCCGTCTCCCCATCTTCTTCCGGCGTCATCACGTCCATCAGGCCAGAGAACCAGATTTCAGGAGTTCCAACGAGGGCGCGGGTGCTTATGTTGATTAACCCGAACAGCAGGGTAAAAGGCCTGTTTTGATATTCAGTGCGATAGGCCAGATCGAGAATTGAATCGCCCTCTGAGTTGACAGTGCTCACCCCGATACCATCCAGCGTGACCGTCAATCCACGTGAAACAACCTCAAGAATCTCCTGCAACCCATCAATCGTCAAAAGCGTTCCGGTGCCCACATATTCGTTGCTGTCGTAAGTCAGTGATCCCATGCCGGTCCACAGATACAAAGCATCAGATACCCCTTGGCTGTCCTCAAACTCAGCCGCAATCAGGAAGATTGGCGCGTATGTGCCGCTTTCAATCGCGGAGACAATCGAAGAATCAAGGCCCCGCGTCATGTGCGCCTCGATTCAATCAGGCTAAATGAAAATCCAAATACGCTTGCGGGCTCAACCGAGAACTCCGCAACATTTGATGAAAGTTCAAACAGACCAACAGGGCTTGTGACTGTAATGGCCGCACCGTTCGATGGCGTCCGTTGCAGGCGCGGCCAAATATCAACCGTCGCATTGCCGGACCCATCGCTTGACAGGTCACCTAACACCTGATGGACGCTTGCCGACCCGCCGGAGCCTAACTGGATAGCATCGCCAGCCAGCAACAATCCTGTGCCGCTTATGCGCCAGCCCGTGGTCACAAGAACCTGATCGCCATCCTGATTAGGTGCAGGTGACGCGCTGGAATCAACAACCGGCGTATCTGACCCGCTGCTGTAAATACCGCGTGCCGACGAACGAAGCGGCAGGCCAAACAAGCACGTTCCCTGCCCGCCGTTCATCTTCATAAAGAAGACTTCCCAAGCACTGTAATAAGATGCGTCCAGTTGTGGCGGCAGCGAGACATCCAGAATGTTCAACTGCGCGTCATAAACCTGGACATCCCCCTGCCCGGTATAGTTTGACCGCCCGCGCCCGATTGACGATTGCTTGCGGACAGTGACTCGCGCCGGTGATGTGTCCGGCGGCGTCAAGGGATAGCTGAAACTTACCATTAGGCACCGAACAGTCGGGGGTTACGCCGCCGCGCCTTGACAACGGATTCAATGGCAACGGCGCTTTGATTGGCCTTCAAGTCTCGAACCATGCTGTGCAGGGCGTCCACGGCCTCGGCGCTGGCACCGCGCAAATCAGGGTAGATATTGATATCACCGCCACGGGGAGCCGTGCCGCCACCGGATCGCATGCGCTGCTGTCCGGGCGTCTCAACCGTCACCCGTTCGCCGTCACGGGCGGCGAACGAGACCATGCGGTTATCACGGCCCGCATTAACCGATGGAAAGCCGGACCCGACCGTAAATGATCCACCATCAGCGAACTTAAAAAAGCTGGAAATAGAACTTAAAAAACCACTGGAGCGTGGGGCGCGAACACCGCCCGCGCTCCCGTTGCTAATGCTGGACCCGCCACTGAATAAACTGCCGAGAATACCACCAGCCCCAGATAAGGTCGCAGATGATGTGCCGAAAAGCGCATTCTTCAGGGGATTAATGGCCGCTAACTGAATGAAAGATTGTGCCAATTCAGAGACCACACTTAAAGCGATATTCTTAAACTCAAACGCCCCTGCCTTACCCTGGACGAACATCTCTGTTACGGCAGACCCAATCCGATCAAAAGAGCGCGTGCCGATGGCCTCCAGTTCGCTATAAAGCGCCTGTTCCTGCTGAAGCTGCTTCATGGCTTCGCTTTGGTTTTCCAGCAAAAACTTGCGCTGTTCCGTCAAACGCTTGATTTCCTCAGACGCCAGTCCAGCGTCTTTCAGATCCTTGGAAAGCGCGGAAACTTCGTCATTAATCTCGCGGGCGGCCTTGAACTTTTCCCAGGCTTTGGCACCATTCAAAACGGCTTGCGTTTCATCGCGGATTCTGTCGTTTGCAATGACCGTCGCAGTTTGCGCCTCGGATGCTTTTTTCTGCGCTTCCTCAAGTTTTTTTGTTGAGTTGGTTGCCTCATCCAAATTCATTTGCAGCGCTTCAAGCATAAGATTGTACTGCATCAAATTGACTTGGCCCGCTTTAAACGCGGCGTCGATCAGGGCCACACTCTCGGTATATTCGCGATGCGCCTTAACGCCCGGCAGTAAACTGGCCTGCAATGCCAGGAATGCTTTTGTTTGCTTGTCGGTGAACGAAGCAACGGCCTCAGTCACTTTTGCCGTCGTCATCATTTCAGCATTGAGCGCGACCAGCTTTTGCTGTGCGCTTTTAACGGCCCGCTCTTCTTCCTCAATCGCCGCCGTCAACCCCTTGACCGCGATAGACTGCAACTCAAAGCCTGAAAACTCGCGCCCGCTTGGCGTCGTGACGCTTTCTCCAGGTCCAAACTGATCAAGCCCGCCAAGGTTGCCGTCGTCTTGCAACGCTTTCAGTTCGCGTAAGGCGTCCGCACGGCTTTGTGCAAGAGCCGCCATTTTTTCCAGCGTCGCTTTCTGTCCTGCTTGCAATGCTTTGGCCTGCGTAGACAGCGCGTCGGTTTCTTTACCCAATGCGTCGGCATGGCGCTTACTTGCTTTTGTCGCTTCCTCTTTGCTGTCTGAAAACTCAATCAACGCACCAACACCGATTGCCGCCGCCGTCGCCAAAAGCCCGATAGGATTCCGCTTAATGATGGCGTTAAAGGTACCCGTAACGGCAACCGCTGTTCGAACAGCGGTCACATACTTAAAGACCGCCGCAGCAATACCGAGGAAGGTTGACGCCAGCTTGTAAGCGATAATCGCGGCAAAGGCGGCTGATAGCTCGCGGAAGTTCCGATAAACCGCACCAACGGCCTCGGTCAGGACATCAAGGTTTCTCGCAATCGCCGCACCTGCCGATGCAATATTAGAAAGCCCCTCGACAAAGGCCGGGGATTTAACGGCATCGCGCAACGTATCAATCGCGCCTACAAGCGTTCCCGTCGCCCCACTGACCTGGTTTGATCCGTCAACGGCCTTTAACAAGTCGTTACGCAGTTGCGTCATGGCCTGCCCGGCTGTCCGTTGGATACTGGCAAAGTCCTTTTCCGCCTGCGCAGATCCTTTGATAATGGCGTCAAAGAATTGGCGGGCAGAAACTTCACCGTTCAGGGAAGCGTCTCGGAATTCTCCGAGCGTTTTGTTCATTCCTGCGGCTGCGGCTTGCGCAACGGCTGGTAATTGCTCCATGACAGATCGCAGTTCTTCACCGCGCACCTGTCCGGATGCCAAGCCTTGTGATAGTTGGATAACAGCCGCCGTCGCTTCTGTAGCGCTGGCACCGCTGGTGATTGTCAATTGCTGAATGGTTCGGGTGAAATCAAGGATTTCGTCAACCGATTTCCCAAGCTCGTTGCGAGACCGGGCGACACGCTGGAATAGCGTTGACGTTGCCTCAAGTCCGGTTCGGGTTTGCTGGGAGATATCAAACAACCGCTTCTGCGACGTTGCTAATTCTTCGTTGCTGTCAACAACAAGACGAATGCGCGACCGTAACAGGGTCATGGTATCGGCCATATCGGTAAATTCACGGGCGGCTACACCAACCCCGGCAACAGCCAGAACAGCCCCCAATCCCCTAAAGGCGCGGGTCATGGTTGTGACCTGCCGGCCAACATTAGCCGATGCTGTTTCAACCGTCCGCATGGAACGGCGCATCTGTGCAGTGTTTGACGCCACCGCCGCCCTGGCCCTACCCATATCACGGATAAAGGCGGCGCTCTGCAATTGCAGGCTGGCGGTAAGTGTTCCGATGTTTGCCATTATTTTTTTGCCATTTTCAGAGCTTCGCGCTCGATGCCTACGCCTAAAACCTTGCCCATTGCGTCAAGGGCTTCTTTGGCCTTGCTGTCCAGCGCCGGGCGCATGAATGGTTTGGCCGCCATTTTGGACGTTCCGAATTCAACGAAGTGAGCGCGGGCACTAACGGGCGGCTTAAACCCGATTTTCAGTTCTCTGGTGTCATTGCCGGATCGTTGCCGGTCGGCCTTTGTCGTGATGCTGCGCCCCAGATCGCCGGTGTCTTTCGGCACCAGCCTGCGGGCCTCTTGCACAATCGGTTTTGCTGCCGCACGTAACGACGACATGCCCAGTTTATTGGCGACCTGCGGGCCAAGGTTATGAAGCAATCGTTCCATCTCCTTCGCCCCCTCAATCTTGAATTCCGTCTTCATCGGGTTTCCTTTTCACGCGGTCGCCAAACACGGCCATAAACCCGGCCTTGATTGCCTTGGCGTCGGATTTTGGTTTTTTGGGTGTCGTCTGGGGGATGAAGTCTTCAGGCTTGAAGGCTTCGGATTTTTTTGGATCGCGATTGATGTTTGCCAGCGTTGACGCAATCAGACCAGACCGCCAATAACTGCCTTTTTCACCAAACGGAGATATGTTGTCGAATGCCATCCATTCCAAGAATTCGGAATCGGCCATTTGCGCCTCAAGTTCGCCTACCGTGCGGCCCAGCGCCATCGCAAGACGGAATTTGAAGAACCGGCGATGGTCGGTTAGGAGTTTCCCTCAGCGTCCACTCCGGACATGCCGTTGACGCGCAGTGCCGCTGTTTGCAGCGCCCCGTAAACCGCTTGGGGCAGCTCCTTTAGCTCTCTTTCTCGGCCTTCCGGGATTAGTCTGGACCCGTCATCATCAACAATTGATGCCGCAACGATATGAATAATTTGAAGACTGTTGTCGATCGCGCTCACTCCGTCATGGGCCATCGTCTTTCCGGGTAAGGTGCATTTTTCAATTATCATATCCATATTATCAACAGACAGGCCCCGCGCCGTTACTGTCATTTTCATTGATGGCAACGGGACGGATTCTGTTTTTACAGACGCCTTAGCTTTGGTAAGGAAGTCTTTTTTTGCAGCCATGTTTTATTCCTTTATTTCAGGGATCAAGAAAAAGTGAGATCACCCGTGGGTTTCATTGTCACTTCCAGCGTCAGCACGTTATCGATGGAGACGTTGGTGATGGACCAGTTCATGACCAGGGCATCAAACGTGATCGTCTGGGCCGGGCTGTCGGTCAGCGTGACGCGATAGCTTCGAGCCGTTTCCGCATTCATATCGGTTTTCAGCGCGGCATGGCCGGTATCGTCCGGGTCGTACTGAATGGTCATATTGATCTCTTGCCCGTCCTTGATCGCTTTTTTGTATTCGCGGGCAGTTGAGGAAAGATTCGTTACATCAATCAGCGACCGGGTTTGGCCAACCGGCGTGATGGATGTGATTTGTGCAATTGCCGAATAGGTTAATGGCGAATCTTGGTTGGAACGGGAGAGCGTGACTCCGTCAGCAACATAGGTGGTCATGATAGGGCTCCTTCAAAGTAATTCTCACGTCATCCGACGTTGGTGATGCGCTTGCCCAAGGCACGGTAAGGGCGGTTTCAATCCGCAGTAGCGAATTAAGTAAAAATCGTTTAGGGTACTCGCCTTGATTGAAAGGTGAAAAATATGTTTCGACTGATCAGTTTATCTTTGCTGTTCGTTATGGCTTGTACCCCTGCATCACGCTTTCCAACCATCAGCGATGCCGCAGCAGGCAAAGAAGCCGAAAAACAACGTGAGCTGGTCATTGAGCAAACGCTCAAACGTCAAAACAGAGTCCTACAAGTTGGCCAGGCAATCCTGCGGGCGGGTGCCGAACGGTGTGGCGATACCGTTACACAAGCGCTTGGCATCAACGCAACCAACGCCGGGCTGTGGCCGAAGGATTACAAGTCTGCCGTAAAAACGGTAACCGGTACCGGAAGCCGCTTGAAAGTTGGCTTCATTCATCGGGAGTTTCCCGTCCACAAATCGGGGCTAAAAATTGGCGATACCATCACTTCAATTAATGAACAGCCCGTGCCGGACGATCAGAAAGGCGCAGAATTTCTGAAAAATGCTATCCAATCCGCGACAGGCCCATTATCCATGGTCATCGATAGAAATGGTATGAAAATACCCCTTATTGTCAAAACGGACACCATCTGCGATTACCCGATTGCCATCGCAACGGACGATGCCGTGAACGCCTTTGCCGATGGCTCATCGATCACCATAACAACCGGCATGCTAAGGTTTGTCGAAACCGATGACGAACTAGCCCTGATTATCGGTCACGAACTCGCACACAACACCGAATCTCATACAGCGATGAAGGCCGGGAACACCTTTCTTGGCGGCCTTGCAGGGATTGGGCTTACGCTACTCACCGGCCAAAACATGATGCAGGCCGGAATGAATTTAGGCGCTGGCATTGGTAGCCAGGACTTTGAATCAGAGGCCGACTATGTGGGCGTTTATTTCGCCGCACGGGCCGGGTACGATGTTAAAGAGTCCGCCAAGCTATGGCGACGTATGGGTGCCGCACACCCGCAAGCCATCCACCTTGCCGGGTCTACTCACCCCTCGTCAGCCAAAAGATTCCTTGCTATCGAACAAACCGTTGAGGAAATACAAACGAAAAAAGCAACAGGCAAACCTATCGAGCCAGACGACCGCGAAAATTAATCTTCGGCGTTTTCTGTTTCAACTTCTTCTGGATCGTCAGCAACGACAATATCTTGAACATTTCCGTCCGGGCCAATAGCGCCTTCTGGACCACCTTCAAGGATTCGCACGACAGACGCGCCGCCGGTAATTTCCAATGCCCGGTGGCCGTTTATGGCGCGAACCAGAATTGACCCCTCGCCAGCATGAACAAAATACAGCGCCATTTTATGCCTCCAAATGGTTTATGATGTAATCCTGAATGACCCGGTACAGTCCGGTGTCGTCTTCATAATCGTCAATCTCGTTATCTATCTTTATGCTGGCATTGATCGTGGTCAGCAGACCGTTAAGCCCGTCCAGCGAGGACCGGACAGCCGCCGCCAAAGTCTTTGACCCGGCATAAGTTGATGCCCAACAGTCAATCGTTATGCGCGGCATCCCCCGGCCAGCAACCCCGGAAAGATTGTGTAACCGCTGCCCCGAAACCCGACTGGACACCAGCGCGGGCATGGTCGGGTCCTGCGGCAAAACAACCGGATATAGCCGAGTGCCGATCAATCCGCTGATCGTTCCGTCTGCCAACAACCGGGTGCGCAGTTCCGTTTCAATCGTCATGCGCTGGCTTCCGGGCTGTTCGCTTCACAACTTAACTCAAGCCAGTTTTGCCGTTTATCCCCGGCAATGCCTTGAATGTCGTAAACCGTTGAATCTTCGTCAACGATCTGCATTCTTTCGTGAACGCCATCCAGCCAGTACATGCGAAAAGTTGCTGTGCGGGTTGCAAGTTCCTGCTCCGACGCGAACCGCTCACGGCCACGAACATCACCACGCTTCGCCCAGACAGTCGCGAATGTTGACCAGCTTTCGATAGGCTCCCCGTATGCGTCTTGTGTGGGCGTGTTGGTCTGGATCGTGACCCTGCGGTCAAGTGTTCCGACCTGCATTAGTGGCGGTATCCTGATGTCTGAAAGAGACTGGGGTTTCGGCGCGCAGCGTCTTGAATGTCTGGGATGGTCAAAGCATCCCTATCAATCGTCGCTTTAAGCCTATCAGAAGCATCTTTATTTTCCTTCAAAAGACGGGCTGTTTCTTCAGATTCGCCGGATGAACAGAGCGAATAAATGAGCAAACAAAATAAATACCCATAAACGAACCCAGCAGCAGCGCCAAAAACAAAGTTTTCCATTTTTAAAACTCCATAACCCGGAACGGCGCTAACAGCGCCATGACATCAAAAGGTAATTTTTCCACCGATGCGCCAACAGCAGAGTCACCGCGATTCTGATACAGTTCGTTAACCAGAACCTTTATCCCCGCCTTGATGTTGAATGGCACGTTCGCCCGCAAATCTTCGGGGCTGGCACCATCACCCGCGTACCCAGCGACAAACCGGATTGTTACATCATCAATATGCCCGCGTGTTGACGGCCATGATTCGTTATATGCCGGGATAATCCGGGCTGGTTCTGTGCTGGTATCGACCGTGTAAAGCAATGACGAAAGCGTTTGGCTGTCGCCATTGCTGTCAACGTAAGTGATCGATGTAACCGACTGTAACGGAGGCAATGGAACGCAAATTACAGCGGGAAACCGATCCAGTTTCATGTCCCAGGTTTGCGTGACCAGTGCTCTGCCTAATACACCGTTTTTGGCGTCAACATAACCAACAGCAGCAGAGATCAATGCCGTGATATGCGACTCATCAACCGGTGCCGCTGGCGATCCCGTCAGCGGCACCCGCAGATGTTCATAGACCTCGGCATTTGTCACCGGGTTAACGGTCGGGGCTGTTACCAGTGTTAGTGACACGTTACGGCCCTATTCTGTATCAAAGCACCAATCAGGTACGCGTACCCGATTAGCACCAAATGTCTTCATTGATGTAAATTCATCGATAGGCCAATCAGTGAGCACACCCGGATTAGTGCAATATTCTGTGTAAACCTTATCGTCTTTAACTTCGACAATACGGTACAATTCAAGATCGGCACGGCTTGTCGTGTATAGATCGCCAGTTTTAGGAACCCATGCGTTTTCCTGAGTATCTCCTTGGTAAAACCGAAACCCGATAGCTTTCAATTTTTGCATTGGCGTCAATACTGTTGGTTGCTCTTTTTGCATCATTCAATCCTTTATTACAGTTCGTTCTGCAGCCCATGCCGTGCCGTCTGCAATTTCATCAAGTGTCCAATTTGTATAAGCCAGATCGTGCGCCCATTCGGTACGGTACGGCGTTATCGTCTTTCCGATATCGTGACCGGCAACAGGCCAAGCCATAGCGCCCGGATCGCAACAGACCGTAGGAACGCCCGCCAGAACCGCCTCAACCCCGGACGTTGAATTATACGTTATCGCCACCGCCGCCCGGTCCAGATCCGATTCCAGCGAACATGCAGAAACCTCGCATCCATCAGGACGCCAATTGTCACCAAGCCCCGCACTGCGCGGATGTGGTCGAAAGATAACCGGTAATCCATAGACCCTTGCCGAACAAACCGCATCAGAAACCCATGCATGAAAATCAACGCCAACCAACGACGCGTCGCCAAGCACTTGCCCGAAAATGACAACATGAGAACCACCTGATTTCCACGACTTCATGTAGCCAGCAAATAGATTATTCCATCGGTCGCCGTTTGGCGCTTTCGGATACCGACCGCGCCGCCCTAATCCGTCCCAGCTCATGGCCGTATAGGTGCGCCGGGGATGTAGATGCCCGCGCTCCAAAACCAGATAGTGATTATCCTTCTGAATATCGTGCAGAACCGTGTCACGATGACCCCAGACAACGGCAACGTCAGATTTTCGCCAGTCACCTTTCGGCCTTACCTCAACGTCAAGACCATGCACCTTAAAACCGTCAATTGTCGCCGCCTCAATCGGGGTTGCCCACGGCGTCCCTGATCGGTAGACAACAATATCCATCAAAGCCAGTTTTCCTTAATCCACGGGAATTCTTGTTGCATGGTAGGCATCCCCGGCGAACGCGGGCCATTGAAAAATACCATTCTCGCTAAATTTGGCCTTGGCACCGCTTTGACCGAAACAACGTCGCCGTTCCAGGGCCATACCGTTTCATCAGGGCCAAGGATGTGACTAATCCAGCTTTGCTCGTCTACAACGCCCTCATGCTTTACAGATAATTCCCGTTGCGCCCGCTCAATCGTCAGTTCAGACCAGACTTGCGGCCTTGCCCCGGCATCGAACAACATGAAACCGGTGTTATAGCGGCTGTATTTGCCGTTGAGGGCGTAAAACAAACGCGGCTCCCAAGATACAAAATCCTCGGATCGGTCAACCAGCGGCGTGATATCGCGCAGAATGACGCAATCCAGATCAATTAACAAAATTCGCTCGCCAAACAACTCAGCGGCATCAGGCCGGAACATCACCAACCGGCGCATATGACCGGGCCAGTCCCTGACATCAACCGGCGTCGGCATCGTGCGAATGCTGTCTTCAATTCCTTCCGGCGTATCTGTCACACAAACCAGTTCATAAGGGATATGCAAATGCCGCCGTAACATCGACGCCAATTTATTCACATATTCAGCATCATATTTGTATAAGTGGTTGTGGCGTCCATTGGGATCAATCCACTGAAAACAAACGATTGTTAGCATATACACTCCACGACCAACGTCCGGCCATTAACATTCGGTTCAACTGGCGAGCTACCGCCCGCCTGCCCATACCAGCCAACAACACCCCATCCGCAGGATTCCAGCAAATCGCCGAATTCCTCTTTCCGATAGTGCCTGTGGTGGACCGGCGCATATCTGGGCTGCCAAGGCCAAACCGACTCATTTGGAACGCTGACAAACAATCGTTTTGCCGATTTTGCAGATGTTAAAAACGGCGCAGGGTCCGCCAAATGTTCGATAACTTCAAACGCGACCACCGCGTCCGCAGACAGAAATCCACATTGTGAAATATCGTCAACAATCCAAGTTATGTCCGGCCTATTCCAGTTTTTACGGCCATAATCGACGCCATCAGACCAGACATCAATTGCCGTAACCGTCAACCCGGCATCGGCAAGGATTGCCGACCCGTACCCGCTATTACATCCGGCATCAATGACGTGACCGCAGACAAGACCAGCAGCCCACTCATAGCGGGCAACGTGATCGCCGCGAACGTCCTTGATTTTCCCGTCCGGCGAAAGCCTACCGCCAACAATCGGATCAATCACATTAAAGCCCTCACAGATGCCGGATATTCGCCCGTATAAGGCTCAACCGGAATCCGCCTTTCTGCAATCCGCTGGAAATGGGGTATCTCCTGCCAGTTTTCAGGCCATTGAACCGTTGCCGCTTCAAACGGATTTCGCGCCCATTTGAAATGCAAAAAACAATCGTGTATTTCCGTTGTCGGTTGGGCCGCGCCCCGCAAACTTTGCGTCATTTGTCCTTGTTCGTAGCGCGTCCCGTTCACCTGATAAACACCGTTAGTCGGGCAAAGTGGGTGATTGCCGATATGCGTTAAATCATCGCCTACTATGTCCGTACCGAACATCTTAATCCGATGGTGGCCGTCTTCCATTAACTGGCGAACACGACCGCCGAGCCAATCCATGCAAACCATGTCGCCATCGATTTTGCAAACATGGGTTTTTGTTGAAAGGTCTTGCGTAAAATTATAAAGCGCCGCCGATGAATGCGGGTTATCTGTCGGGCAATCATCATGCCCCGGCCCCATAGGGTGGATGGTATAGGGATAATCCGCCACAATCACTTTACTAGGAAATTGCGCTCGAAAGTCCTCAACTATTTCCGGCGTCCGGTCCGTGCAGCAATTCAGCACAATAACGATTTCGTCAAACCACGTAATTGATTCCAGCGCCAGTTTTACCCACGTTTCCTCATCGCGTAATCTGACAAGGGCGGATAGACCGGGTGATCGGTGACCGCTCAAGCCGCCGCCTCCCTGCCCACCTTACTGGCGTTCTCCGCCTTGTCATCATCATAGGCGCACAGCCACCCCCTGTGGTGCCTATAGTCCCCTTGGGCAACCCGCGTCATAGACCCGGTATCAAGCCCAAGGCGGGCGCACGTCTCGTTAAGCCCATGAATGCGCGTTACATCTCCAGACGGAGATGTGATTATATACTTACGAGACAAATGATTTTTTCGCCCCGTCTTTCCCCGGTTTCCTCGCTTGAGAACATTAACAGCATGGAATGCGTTTTCCTTCTTGGTGACCCACTCAAGGTTACTCGCGCAACAGTTTTTCTTGTTGCCATCGATGTGATTCACCTCGTGCGCCACCGGACTCGGGCCATGAAATGAATCTGTTACGATTTGATGCACATATCGCCGGGTTGATACGTTTCCTCTGTACAGGAACACAAACAAATACCCCTCGTCCCTTTTATTGGCTCCGGGCTTTAAAATCCTGCCAACTTTCGCGCCCCGACCGCCAGCGATCCTTCGAATTTGCCCCAAAGACGACACTTCGTAAATGCCTTCAAAGTCACGTATCGGCATCCAATCTGGCGCTTCAATGTCCATCAAGAATCTCCATAACGCGGTCAAAAAACATTGTCGTGTATGCTCTGCTTTCATCTAACGCTTCTGAAAACGCACCGCCTGATGAAAGGGCCGAAATATCTTCTGAACATCCGGCGTAATTGATCGGGTATTTGAAGCCGTAAAACTTTGATGAATAGGGGTAACAAACGACCTTGCGCCCCAGCAACAGAGCGAACCAACATCCGTGATAGCTATTTGTGTGGACAACCTCAGCCGAACCCAGGAACTCCAGAATCTCAGCCATGCCACCGGAATTATTCATCGTCGGCATATCCAGCCTATAGGCCGCCGGATACCGCCCCCGGATGCTGTCATTCGCATTGACGAAAGCTACAGCTTCACGTGAAACAGAATACTCCTTGTCAAACAGCGGCGACATGCACGACGCGCACGGCGCATATAAACCTGCGGCCTCGCGTTCTGGCGACCATTCGCGGGTGCCGATCAGCGCGAAGCCTTCAGGATCGGGCCACGGCTCAGTTTCACCATGACGCGACGATCCAGCACCCCAGATTATTCGAGGCCCGTCCGGCAACGCCGGTTTCGCATTCAGCCAATTAACCATCGTTCCCCCACCGTAAACGGTGACGCCATCCGGGACAGAGCAAGAAAAATTCAGGACGTTCTTGTCCGGAAAATCCGTGGAGTAAAAATACTGGCTTGGCTCCGACGCCATATCCCCGGCATTTGTGTCGTCTCTGATGTGAATGAAAGATATCATTTATGTGGCGACAAAAAATTGACGATGAAGAAAGCCACAACAACAGTCACGACCATCCAGAAAAAAATAAAAATCATAGAACATCCTCCATCCTTGCCATCGGGAAATCAGTTAACGCACTTCCCGGACTGCAATTTATACACTCAACGCCACGCTCTTTTAACGCAACGGCAAGGCCCGGAAAATTCGGCAACATAGTCCCCTCGTAATTTGATCTTATCCGGTCAGGGTGATCTCCGAACCAGTGCGCCTGATCGTCGCTAATCCGCATATCAAAACCAAGTAACAAAACTTTTGGACTGCCCGCCTTCACCGCCAACTGGATAGCCTGATAGCCACCGTTGCCGCCGCCCTCAACCATATGTGGTTCAGGAGCAAACCCAGTTCTCAATCCGTCATCACCAACCGGCGCAACCTCGATATAATGCGCCCAGATCGCCGGGGTTGTTTCTGTGCAAGTCGTTTTGATGCCAGTAAATTTAAGCGCCGCCTCTTTATGCCAGTTCCACCACTTGAAATCACACCCATGAAGCCAGTCGGCAAACCAGCATGGATAAATCGAATTGTTTACGGCGATGACCCGGCATTTATTTGATAGCCTTGCCATCGCCAGATGATTGATTTGTTTCAATGACAGCGAAGGACCGCCACCAACAATCACACACGGCTCGCCCGACCACATAGCGGGAACGGGCCATGCCTTGCGACCCATTTTATGACTTGCGGTAGGCTTCGTTAACTCCCGGCGTTGCGGGATTGTCGGCTTTGAACGTTCCGTCATCAGCATGCGCTCTTTTCGCGGCGGGCTTCTTCGGTTCAGACTCGCCGCCCGCATCTCGGATCGCTTCTTTTGCCTCATCCGACAGGGCAAGACCCGGCATCAGAATTGTATCGCCGGGCTTGGCCGCCGTTCCGTTGTCAATGTTTGACCGGGCCTCAGCATAAGGCATATCGACAAGATGTCCGGCATAACGCCCGATTAACTGAATGACTTGCATCGTTATTCTCCAAAAAAGGCGAGCGACCCGGAGACCGCCCGCCCTTGTTTAGTCCGCCATATTAGGCGATGGCTGTTACAGATTGATCTTGTGCATAACGGCTGCCACTCAACACAGCGACCGCCGAAGCAATAACGCTGTTGCCTGACGCATTGGTTAAACTAAGTTGAACGAAATGAGACCCGTCCGACAATGCGCTTGCATCAATCTCAATCACATAAAAGATGCTGTTGTTGGCAGATGGCGTCACGCCAGCCGCCGCAACAGCAACAGCGGAACCGAGCGTATCGCCCGCCGCCGTTTCTTCTTTGTACGCGTTGAATGCAATTGCGGTCGCACCTGCCGATGCAAGTGACGTGCATTCATTCACGATGATCTTGGTAAAGGCCGCAGCCGATACCCCAACTTGCACAATGACGGTGGCGTGACCGTGGTTTTCCATTGAGAAAACGTCACCGTTGGCACCGCCGTTGATATCAACCGGAGGGAGCACGTTAACGATGTGCCCCATTTCGGCAATGTTAATGCCCTTCATAATAATCTTCCTTCTTCAAAAAATTGATATGCGAAAGGGGCTGGCGCAAACCAGTCCCAGTCACAATGATTAAGCCCGTGTCGCCAAAGTGATGTATGGGGAGATGGTGTTAGACCCCTTGTACGGCGTAACCGGCGAATTCCAGACAGGTTGACCATCGACCCGGTATGTGAACCGGAAAGTCATTTCGTCATACAGGAACCGCAGATGCATGCTGGATGCCTGGCTAACCCCGTTCTTGTCGATCATGACGTATGACATCGGATCAAACAGGATCATGTCGCCAACCGTTCCGAGCGTTGCCGCATATTCAATCGGAATAACCGGACGGCCCATCAACAGGCCATACGGGGAGTTGTTGCCGTTCACACCAGGAGGCGTATACAGCAAGACAACCGCAGTACCGGAACCCAGTGTCAGGCCGAACAGTTGCGGCTCAATGTCCTGATTGACAACCCATACAAGATTGCGGCGCGAACGAATTGGCGTGCGAGCCCACATATCCAGAATGTTTTGCGTGACGATGGTTGCAGCAGCCTGCCCGGACTGTTTCGAGACAGAAACCGTTGCGCCGGAGTTGAGGATGCCCAACGGCTGGCCTGCGCCGGTGCCATTGATAATTGCATCTTCCGTTTTGAACGTCAGTTCTTCGGTGAACGCCGAAGTCATAACAGATTCAAGCGCCGGAGCGTCAGCAAGCAATTCCTCAGTTGCGTAGCCAACCGCCATCAGCTTTTCAAGGCTGAGTTCCATGGTGCGGAACTTCGGCTTACTTGCAGCCACCGTACCGGCCTCGTCGGCCCAATAGGCCTGGACCCCACCGAAGCGGGAGCCATTGGCGCGACTGGTTTCATCGATCGCGGGCAATTTAATGCCGTTGCCAACCGAAATCGGGATACGACGAACGCGGGATACGACCTCGCCCATTTCGTGCATCAAATCCAACATGGTTGTTGAATAATCCTGCTGCACCAGGAACCCGCCCTCAGAAGGTACGGCCTCATTGGCACCGGATGCCGCTGCCTGATAGACAAGTCGGTTATCGTAGGAGCCGCCTTTGTTCATCCCGGCATGGGCAACAGCCTGGAGCTGTTCACCAAAAGAGGAAAAAGCATCGGCTTCCTTTTTCGGCAGCGCAGGAGCTTTCGCTTCAATTTCTTCGTCGGTATCTTCGTTGATATCGACAACAGGCGCCATATTGCGCTTTTGCGCCATCAACTTTTCTTCACGACTGATAGAAACATTCGCCTGATCCAGGTCACCACCGTCATCAGTGATGGCGGCAAGGCGGGCAACATCGTCTTCCGATGCATCGCCATCGTCGATCTTGACATTGATGGCGTCGGCCTCTTTCAAGAGAGCAGATTTTTTGTCACGCAAAAGTTTGATGCGCCCAAGTCCGGCAAGGGCCATACCTGCGCCAGCAGCTTCACTGAAATAGCTGTGCGCATCCAAATGAATTGCTTGTGCAGCCATAGCAGGCTCGCCCACAACGGCAACGAGGCACAAGGCCGCAAAAGCGAAACCCCATGCAAAAAGTTTTTTGGTATTCATAATAATTCTCCACGAAAAAAGGCCCCCGATTGGGAGCCCTATGGTTTAATTTGCGGCAGTGCCGCACTATGTCGGGATCACGGTCTCAACAGAGCCGCTACCCGTGAATTTGCTTAGGCGCGGCGCTTTACAGCGAGCCGCCGGTTTGCTGAGTCGATTTGTGCGGTGCGTTCATCGTCCGCATTGTCATCATCGTTTGCAGTTTCATTAGCGCCAACATCGCGAGCGCCTTCTTCCGACACATCCGCAACATCGTCAATATCAGCGGCCAATTCTTCACCGCCATCTTGTGCATCGACCCATGCTACAACCTCTTCTGGCGTCTCAATATCCGTATGGTCGCCAAACTCAGCCCCCGCCAGCATATCGGCCCAAGCATCCGCTGATTCTCCTGCGCCGCCAGCGCCGCCAGCGCCGATAGTGATAGAATACCCTGCAACAGCATTAGCATCCGGCGTATCATCTTCGCCGCGACGCTGCCGGACCTCAGCAACCCCGCCGCCAATACCCCATCGGCCCAACGCCTGCCCAAGCGGCGCGCAACGATCAACCATGCCAGCAGTTTTTGCAGCAGGAGCAAGCATTGTCCGGCCCTTGCCAAAATCAGCGAGAACCTTGGAGACAGGCACTCCGCGCCCGCGTGAGATGGCTTTGACAAACTCAGTCATGATCGCGTCTACCTCGCCCTGAAAATACTCTTCAGCTTCCTCGCTCAATGGCTCAAACGAATTACCCTCAATCTTATAGGGGCTGTCTTTGGCAAAAATGAAGGTCGGCTTCACACCGTCCATTTCCAGCATCTTTGAGCATTCGGCGTGCATCATAAACACGCCGACCGAACCAACATCAGCGGACGGAACCGCGACAATTTCAGACGCTTGTGAGGCGATCCAGTATGCGGCCGACGCACACAAAGGATTGACTAGCGCGACAACTGGCTTTGACTGTCGCGCCTTATAAACGGCATCCGCCGCCTCTTTCGTTCCGGTAACAACGCCACCTGGGCTATCGATATGTAGAATGATCAGGCCAATGTCAGGATCAGCACCAAGCGCGGCCATTGTCTGCGAAAGGAGCAGTGTTGAAAACGCCATCGGCTGATATTCAACATCGTACATTGCCATGCCGCGCATCGAAACCAGTGCGGTTGACTTTCCGCCCTTTCCAGCCGGAATAATCATCGGCCCGGCAAGTTGTTTGGCAATCGCATCGCGCGTGGCTGATTTCTCCGGCGCGTCGTCAACAACGGCCCCGTAAAACTCACCGTCCAGAACCTTATCCCCGCGCATAACCCGCTCAAGAACAGGCACCAAGGATGCCCCCAAGCCCTCGCGAATCTGATAGGCAACAGGACGGCCCACGCTATTGCGCAGTTCCCGGCGCATATTCCCGATTTTATTGCTCATTTCGTTTCTCCAGTGTCGCAGCAATCTCTGCCGCTTTATCTTCTTCCCAACGGGTCAGCATGGTTTCAATGTTGTTTGCAGCCAGGCATTCGTCGCGCTGAAAATCGCAGTAAACCCGCGCAGCATCTTTCGGGATATCCAGCGTCTCCATGACAAAGGAACAATGACCGCCATAAAAAGCCGTTACCCATTGACGGAATCCGTCAGGGTTATCAGCCAGCCGCATAGATGATTTGCGAATTGCCGCAACTTCTTTTCTGATCAACCTGTCGGCCCGTCCGTTAGGTGTATTGTCAGTAACGGCCATATTTGCAGGCGATGACTCAGCCATGCCCCCCAGCAAATTAGCGCGGGGATCGTCGCTCGGATTCATCCCCTCAATAGCCCGGACCTCGTTTGGCGTCATCCATGCCGCCCGGCCAGAAGACCCCAAAGCCGCCCCGAAATAATTTGCCCGCGCCGCGCTATCGCCACGAAGCAACCCCTCCAAATTAAATTTGGCGACGTATGTGCCTTTGGCAACAATCAAGTCACGGCGAATTGCCTGCTCTATCCTCTTTACCCAAGGACGTAGCGTGTATTTAACAAAATCAATTGCTTGCGCCTCAACCGTTGACCGGTTGGTTTGGTCGTCAATCGAAAGCATGTGCAACGGAACACGAAACCGTTGAGCGACAAGAATGGTTTGCCATTTCCGCGCTTCCAACAATTGCGCGTCTTTGGCGTCCATCATCGCCCGCTCAAACTTCATGCCTTCCTGCAAGACAATCGGGCGGTGGGTATTGTTGATGCCCGCAAACCGCTCCATCAGAGCTTGAACAAGGCCCTTCTGCGCCTCGTTCGACAGCGTTTTTGGGTGGATCAGAAAGCCGCCAATATTCAGTTTGTTCGAAAATACCCGTGACGCATAAGCGTCCGCCGCCATGCCAAGCCCGATATCCTCAGATGCCAGATCAATAGCCCGCAACCCGCTAATGCCGTCAGACGAAAGACCCGGAACACGAAAGACTTCCTCTTGCAGCAAAACCCGCGTCATGCCGTTTCTCGGATCAGCCACCTTAAACCGCAACGAGCCGTCCCGCATTCGCTCCGGTGTTACTCTGTCCGTATGCAACGGCAATAACTGGTCAACAGCGCCCCGCGCACCGGGTATAATCTCCGCATAGGCACCACCGCGCAACGCGGCATGGAGCATCATCATTTCCCAGAAATCAACAGCCGTTTGTGTCTGGTTAGGCTGGAACCGGAGCAACTCGTCAAGCGGGTGGTTTGACGCCTCTTCACGTCCGCCACCCGGCAATTCGCGGTACATCCGCAGGGGGAGAGACCCCATTGTTTCCGCCAGCACCTTAACGCATGCATAAACCGCAGAAGCCTTCAGAGCGATATCCGGCGTTATTCTCACACCAGAATGGTTGTCCATCCCCACGGGATTGTACCAGAAATCATCACCTGAATTCGGCGTCCCGGATTGCGAAAGAAACTTTCCGCTAGCGTTGTAAACGGCGGCAACAGCGCTTTTCATAATGCCCATGCATCGCCCCGCTTATACAAAAATTTCATCTTGTTCGTAAATGGATGAACCGCTGTTTTCAGCATTTTCCGAAGCCAGGCGAATTGCCATGATCAACGCTACAAGCCCGTCAATGCGGCCCGTCGCTTTTCGTTTATTTGGCTTCCGGTTTCCGGCTGCGTCTTCATCCAAAACGGTTGACGCAACATTCCAGCGCAAAACTGGGTTAATCCAGACGCGCAACTTGCCGTTTAAAATAACTTCCTCAGCAGCCTCGACCGCCAAGCCCATATCGACGAACCCTTGACCGTGGGGGGTAAGTTTGATCCCGGTCCCGCCGTCTTCGTCGCCGCCATTCCAGCAGTCAACGCCCTCGGCGTCCATTTCATCGATCAGATAATCAATCCGATGTCGGTCATACCCGATTTCTGTTAAATCAAACTCTGCCGCAACCTCGCCAATCCGGCGGGCCACAAATGTATAATCAATCGTCTTGCCGGGCGGTGCATGCAAATAGCCATCGCGAACCCAAAAATCATAAGGTACGCGATCAGTTTCAACCCGCTCCTGAACCGTGTCTCCCGGCGTCCACAAATCAACGAAGGCGTCAATAACACCGTTTTCATCAGGCTCAAATGCAACGGCAAGCGCTGTTAAATCTTTTTTGCCGGACAGATCAAGTCCGCCAAATGCTTGCCTGCCACTTAGACGTTCGCGATCCGGCTCAACCTCGCAGGCGTCCCAAATCTCTTTGCCAATCCACGTTGATTCCGCATCTGTCCAAACGCAAAAGTTCAACCGCAGAACCAAGTTCTGTTTTGACGGCATGCCCCGCGCCTGAATAACCTGCTCCCGTAAATATTTGTCGGTGATCGTGGTGTTCAATGAAGGGTTTGCTTTGGCCCAACACGTCTCATCCTTGAACGGGTCGTCACCTTCATCAAGCGCACAAATATACGAAAAGAAACTATCGTCTTCCAGTGTCCCGGAACAAACCTTTGCGCCATATTCGTGATAGTCATAACAGACCGATGTGCGATCAGTCCCGCTATTGGTGATCATAAATATTAACGCTTGGTTGCGGCCCTTCGTACCGGCCCGCATCATCTCAACCATAGCATTCGTCGAGTGTTCGTGGATCTCGTCAAGCAAGCCGCAGTGAGGTCTAGGGCCTGATTGCCCCCGGCCTCTGTCCTCAGTCGAGATAGGCCGGAAAAAAGAACCCTTCCGCAAATAGGCGATATTATTCTTTTCAAAGCCCCCGCTCATGTGCAGGCGCTTATCTAAGTCCGGCGATTGTTCAACCATCGCCACGGCATCACGAAACAAAACCTTGGCCTGGTCCTTTTTTTGCGCCGCAGCGTAAACCTCTGCCCGGTGTTCGCCATCAGCCGTCAGCATGTAAATGCCCACGCCCCCAGCAATCGGCGATTTCCCGCTACCTTTTCCCGTTTCTATAAACGCCATCCGGAAGCGCCTGAACCCGTCCGGAGCCTTCCATCCAAATAAAGAACCAACAATAAACGCCTGCCAGTCGATTAACTCAAACGGCTTCATGTCACCTTCGGAAACATCGCCAGCAACTTTATCGACAAACAGCTTTTCACGGAAAAAATTGATTACATGGTTTGCTTTTTTAATATCCCAGAATAACCCGCGCTTAGGGCCTTCCTTCAAGTCTCTCAGGTGCCGCTCGCAAGCCCCGCGAACATGGGGACCAGCAATCTTATTTCCAGAGGCAACATCTTTCGCATATTGCGTTACCGGGTCAGTCGTCGAAGTAGGGGTCTTTTTCTTTTTTGTCTTTGCCATTACCACCCAATCGACTCCGTGACGCCGGGTCCAGTCCAAGCTCCGAACCAAGCGCCCGCAATTGAGCAATGCGCCCGGCAATCATTTTAGATGGCGATTTTTCAAATTCCGCGTGAAGACAAACCCACATAAACGCTTTCGGGCTATCGTGCTCAGTCAGCCAAAAAGCAGAGGCAATAAATTGTTCCCACAGTTCGCCCTCGCGCTTTTTCAATTTCTTTGGGGAGACCGGGACACCATCAGTCATCGGCTCGTCAACAGGTAGCGCCCGCTTGCCAGCATTACCACCAACAACACGCAATTCCGTCGGCATAGGCTTTCGCCCCCGTGTCGCCATTTTATTAAATTCCTTGAAACTTTAATTCGCGGTTATGCACACGAAGG